GGGTATTACCGCACGGTTTATGACAACTACAAAGAGCGACTTGCCCACATGCCTGCTCATGAAGAGAAGAGCAAGGGCCATCGTCACAACATGGCCGTGAGGTACATGGTCAAGAGATTCCTCGTGGATCTTTATGTGGCATGGCGGAAGCTTGAAGGATTGCCAGTGGCATCTGAATACAGTGAGGGGAAGTTAGGGATTAAACACAAGGCGGCTTAAGCCAAAAAAGACTAGACAACCAGAAAATTCGAGCGAGCCACATGACCCAAGACAACCAAATTCCTCGAGCGAGTCATTGTAACGAAGACAACCAATGGATATCAGCGAGCCAGATGGTCCAAAGACAACCATGGGAGAAAAGCGAGCCATGAGCAACGAGACAACCACCGAAAGGGAGCGAGCCATCTGCAAGGAGACAACCAGAAGAAAAAAGCGAGCCATGGGAAAATAGGAACCCATTAACCTGAAATGAGCCAGAAAACGGGAGACAACCACACATCGTTAGCGAGCCAGAAAACAGCAGTCAACCAATATGTAAAAGCGGGCCAACTGTATATAGAAACCCAACTGACGTTAGCGAGCCAGAAATGGGGAGACAACCACTGTGCACGAGCGAGCCATTGGGTGAGAGACAACCACTGAGCATGAGCGAGCCAGCTGAACGAAGAAAACCAATGTTGTGCAGCGAGCCATGGAACACAAGAAAACCACGCTTCCTTAGCGAGCCATTGGGTGAGAGACAACCACTGAGCATGAGCGAGCCATCGGTAAGGAGACAACCAGCGGTGTAGAGCGAGCCACGGAAATCAAGACAACCAGCAATGAAAAGCGAGCCATATGCAATGAGACAACCACCGAATGGAAGCGAGCCAGAGAAGAAAAGACAACCAGTGGCAGCAAGCGAGCCAATCCGCCTGAGACAACCACGATCACAGAGCGAGCCATTGCGGATGAGACAACCAAAACTGCCAAGCGAGCCATGAGGATCAAGACAACCAATCTTACGGAGCGAGCCATTGCCCAGAAGACAACCAACGAACAAGAGCGAGCCGAAATCAGGAAATCACCCTATGGATAAGAGCGAAACATGAAGTTACGTTACTACCAACAAGAAGCCCTTGACGGTCTAAACCATTGGTTTGCCACGCAGTCTCGTGATGCGTACCCACTCCTTGTGTTACCCACGGGGAGTGGGAAAACCATTGTGTTTGTCTCGTTGATCAAAGAGATCCTCGAGATCGCACCCGAGAACCGCATCCTCATCTTGGCTCACCGCCAAGAGTTGATTGCTCAGGCTAAAGATAAACTGCTCATGGTCTGGCCCGATGCACCATGCAGCATCATGGCGGCAGGACTTAAAGAGTTCGATGCCAGTGCCTCCATTGTGATTGCCAGTCGAGACACCTTGGCCTCCAAGAAACGTCTTGAAGCAGCACCTCCCTTTGATTTCATTGTGGTGGATGAAGCCCACCATGTGTCACTTCAAACCGAAACTCAGTACCGCAAGATACTGGATCACTTCAGGGAGTTGGGCGATCCGTGGATCATGGGCTGCACGGCTACGCCTTATCGCATGGGCCAGGGCTACATCTATGGATTACAAGATCAGTTCTTTCGAGGAGTGGCTTATCAAGCAGGCATCCCCGAACTCATTAAACACGGTCATCTTTCTCGTTTGTCTGCGTTTGCTGTGAACAAGCAGGCCGTCATCGATGCATCCAAAGTACGGCTTAAATTTAAGGGCGGTGACTATCGGGAAGGTGAACTTGCAGAACTGGCCATGCATGAACAAACCATCTTGGCCATCATCGCTGATTGGATTGATAAGGCTTACACCAAAGGTCGTCTTAGCACGGTGTTCTTTTGCGTGACCATTGCTCATGCCGAGAAGATGACGCACTTCTTGAGAGAAGCAAAGATATCAGCTGCACTTATTACTGCTGAAACTCCCAACGATGAGCGAGCTCAGATCCTTAAGGACTTTGAGAACGGTAAGATTAATGCGCTATGCAACGTTGCTGTGCTGACCGAAGGTTGGGATGCACCACGCACTGACTGCATTGCTATCCTACGTCCCACTAAATCACTGGGCCTTTATGTCCAGATCTGTGGCCGTGGCATGCGTCCATGGGGAGAGAAAGAGAACTGCCTACTTCTAGACTATGGTGAGAATATGGAACGTCATGGCTGCATTGATGTGGCGAAACCGCCCACACCTGAAGATGAAGAGAAGGAAAAGATCTGGATTTGTGATGCATGCCTGCATGTGAATCCCATCGATGCACCCCTATGTGGAGAGTGCAAGGCGCCGAAGCCCCTTCCTGAGATCGTGGAGTCCGATGTGATTCCTTTTGAGGAAGCAGAAGAAGATGCAGCGGCTGCTCGTATTGCCGCCAAAGGCAATGTGCTTTCGGATGAACTGAAAGAAGCACCGATTCAAGAGAAGGTGCATGACATAAAGAATGTCACGGCCGAAGTGAAGGTGTCAAAAAAAGGCAACACGTACTGTGGGATCTCTTTCTTTACTGAAGATAGTTTCTATCCCTACAGCATGGCTCTGATGATCGGCATGTATGGGCGTGTGGGTGTTAGATCCATGGCGCAATGGCGCAACTTAACTCAATGGCCTCATGACTTACCGCTGGATGTGGATGAAGCCGTTAGGCAAATAAATCTGGGGGCTTTCAACAAAATCTCCTCTATCACGGTACGTAAGGAAGGAAAATACTGGAATGTTGTTGGAACTGGATTCTGAAGAGTACTGTCAGGCGCTGGTTACGCGCATTGATGACAAGGTTAAGGAGCTAGATCAACGCTATCGGGGGCACCTGGGGTTCAGTGGCATTGGTGATTCGGATGAGCGCAAGCTCTGGCTGAACTTCCGCTGGTGCCTGCCGCCTACCTTTGAAGGCCGCATGCTACGTCTGTTCGATCTGGGCAATCACATTGAAGATCAGGTGATTGAACATCTAGGCAACGTCCTACCTGTTGCCGCCAAGGATGAGGATGGAGAACAGTTCAACACTTCTTTGCTAGGCGGCCACTTCGCTGGGTCCACGGATGGTCTAGTCAAAGATGTGTTCCCTGCTCCCAATGAAGACACCATGCTGCTCTTGGAAGTAAAGAGTGCTAATGACAAACGCTTTAAAGAACTGGCCAACAGTGAGGACTATGAGGGATGGTCAGAGACTTATCGATGGCAGATCCATTGCTACATGGGTGCTTTCAATCTGGAGTACGCCCTCGTGGTGGTCTACAACAAAAACACCAGCCATCTGTACACCCAGATCATTCCGTTTAACGAGAAGATTTGGGAGAAAGCTCAAGAGAAAGCTCAACGGATCATTGAATCTTCTGTGCCTTTTACTGCAGGGAAATCTGAATCCGCATGGGAAATGAAGTACGAGGCTCAGATCTTCAAGGACATCTACTTCAGACGGCGTCTACCGCCCTCTGCCAACTGTCGTAACTGCTTAAGTAGTAAACCCTTAACCTCCTCAAACGGCGCTGTGTGGTTCTGTAGGAGGCATGAGGAGGCCCGTAGTATTGAAGACCAACGGGCTGGATGTGAAGACCATCTATGGATACCTGACCTGGTGAACGCCGATCACTTCCCAGAGCAGAGCACGGACGATGTGATTGCCTACACCAAGGAAGGGAAAACGTTTACCAACGCCATCAAGAAAGAAATAGGGGCCATGGCTTTCAGTAGCGTTGAGATGCGCGAGCTCTCAAAGATAGACTTCGATGCCAACGTGATGGAACACATGGAACCTTTACGTACTGAGTTTAACGGCCACTACATAGAGGCCATGAATGAGGATGAAGACGCTTTTTAAGAAGAGATTTTTTCTTTTTCTTCGATAGGAACGTCTTTGGTTGTCCACGCCTCATCTTTTTTGGTGGTCGGATCATCTGCAACAAAGCGACCATCTTCATCGCGTGTGCGTACTTCAACTTCCTTGACCTTACGCACGTTGCGCTTCCACCAGCTACGTAAACTCATCGCTATCTCCTATGTCCAAGACTCTTTTTTGCCGCCCCAGTATTCTCGGGCATGGCCTTCCTCAATGAGTATCTTACAAATATCCTTACCCTCTTCGGTATGTGGGATACCTAAGATACGTCCGTACTTTCCCCGACCTAACGACTGCACGGCCAGCTTCTCACCGCAAAGCTCCTTCAACCGTTCCTTTGCCGCTAGACCCAGTACCTTTTCTTCTTTGTTTCGGGTTCGGGATTCCGGTGTATCAATGCCTGCCAAACGAATCCGTTGCTTGTTAAGCCACACAGAAAACCCCAGATCAATGTCCACATCAATGGTGTCACCATCTATTACCCGTACCAGCGTTGCGTTGTAATAAAAGGGGTCACTCATGCTGCTTCCTTGGGTAGAACGTCAGCGTTTGGGTTGGTGACGATCTCAATGCTCACGTCAGGGTACAACGCCTCGACTAGTTTCTTTTTGAGGTTGAAGACATGGGTGAGCACACCCTTGGTATCTTCCACGATCACACGCTCATTCACCTTGTAGCGAAAGTCAGCGTAGTAACGACAGATCAACTTACCATTCACGTCACATCGATACGGCACCTGGGTCTCAAGATCACTGATCTCGCCTGCCTCCTGCAGCATCTTCAGAACTTTGTAACGTGCTCCCTCAAGCTTGGAATCAAATGTAATGCCATCGTAAGTTACCTTGATGGCTTTGTACTTGTTGCGGTAGCGGCGTCTCATGGCTCACCAATACCAAGTAACTTATTGATCTCAGCTTGGCGTAGAGCCTGAGTGCCTTGGGTGGGTGCTGCTGGTTGTTGGGCCGCAGGTTGCTGATTGAATAGTGATAAGGGTGGTGCGCCAGGAGCAGTAGGTGCTGGAGGGCTAAAGCTCACCCCTCTTGCTGGCGTGAGGTCAGGGAATCGACGTTGCGCTTGCTGAGCGTACGCTTGAGAGATAAGCCCCATATCAATTGGGTTTGAAACTTTATTGCGTCTAGCCAACTGAGCCTCGGCAATTGTTTCTTTGGAGGG